AGTGGCTACCTTGTTAAATATCGTCGCCGTAGAGGGGCAACTGGCAAAATCCAGTTGACGCCCCTCTTTTTTCTTGGTAGAATACTCTTGAAGTTAAAACGTCTTATGGCACCCAAGAAGAAAGAGTATGTTGATGTCGTCTTACCTACCTCAGGCGATGGTGTTGACTATGAAGTAATCAGTCGTAAGATCACTGAAAATGCACATCGTCAATGGGATGATATCAAATCAGATCCCTATGATGAGATTGTAGAGATTCGTAAAAAGACATGTTATGGTAACCCTGAAGAAGTCTTTGAGACTTTTGAAACAGTGCGTTATCGTAAGTACAAACCTGTCCCTGAACTTCCTACAGAAGTTAAAGTAGAAAAGCAAAAAGTTAAACAAGAAGTAAAAGTAGAATCATGACTATTAAACTGATAGTACTGAAGTCTGGTGAGGACATCATCGCTGATGTTGCAGAGATGGCAGCGGGAGAAGAAAATGAAAGGGTAGTCGGATATTTTCTTCACAAACCATGTGTTGTGAAAATTAGAGACTCTCAGTTGGTTGAAAAAAATGAAGACGAAAATAAAACGTCTTTCAAGGTATCTCTATTCCCTTGGATGCCGCTCACAACTGAACAGACAATTCCAGTTCCTGCTGACTGGTTGGTTACAATGGTTGAACCTAGGGAAAATTTAAAAGAAATGTACGTTGAGGAAGTTTTAGAACATGGAAAAGACAATCAAAGCGATTCTGTTGACAACAAATCAGATTCTGATCAGTGAGATTTCTGAAATTGGAGCGGATATTGGCCAACCAGATTGTAAGTTGAGCAATCCATTCGTTCTTCAGAACGATGGTACACTAGAACCGTGGTTGGTTTCTGTATCACGTCAAGATGTTTTTATGATTAGTTCTGATAAGATTATTACTCTTACAGAACCCATGCCCACCCTGGTTGAAAAATACGAAGAGCTCACTAAGTAATGCGTTTCTACACTAATGTTCAGTTGATTGGTAATCAGTTTCTCGTTCGGGGAGTTGAAAATGGTAAAAGATTTGAAATTAGAGATGAGTTCTTTCCCACACTTTTTATTAAGTCAAAGAAAGATTCTCAATATAGAACATTAGGTGGTGAAACGGTTGAAGAGATTCGTCCGGGCACCGTCAGAGATTGTAGAGAATTTTATAAAAAATATGATGATGTAGATGGATTTGATATCTATGGGAACGATAGATACATCTACCAATATATTTCTGAGAAGTATCCAGAAGATGAAGTAAAGTTTGATATTAGTCAGATTAAACTTATTACTCTTGATATTGAGGTTTCATCTGAGGCGGGGTTCCCAGATGTTGAATCTGCGTCAGAAGAAATTCTTGCAATCACTATTCAAGATTATACTACCAAAAAAATTACGACGTGGGGAGTAAAACCCTTCATCAATAAACAGAAGAATGTAACTTATCATCATTGTCCAAGTGAGCATGAACTTCTAAGTCATTTTATTAATCATTGGATGGTTGATGTTCCTGATGTAATCACTGGATGGAATATTGAACTATATGACATTCCATATATCTGCAAGCGTCTCAATAGAGTTCTCGGAGAGAAGCTTATGAAGAGGTTCTCTCCATGGGGACTTGTGAGTGAAGGGGAAACTTTTATCAAAGGTAGAAAGCACACAACGTTTGATGTTGGTGGAGTGACTCAACTTGACTATTTGAATCTTTATAAAAAGTTTACCTATAAAGCTCAGGAATCTTATAGACTTGATTATATTGCTAGCGTAGAACTTGGACAGAAAAAGTTAGATCACTCTGAGTTTGATACTTTTAAGGACTTCTATACTCATGGTTGGCAAAAGTTCATTGAATATAATATCGTTGACGTAGAACTCGTTGATAGATTGGAAGATAAGATGAAACTTATTGAACTTGCTTTGACGATGGCATACGATGCTAAGGTAAATTATGTGGATGTGTTCTATCAAGTTCGCATGTGGGATAACATAATTTATAACTATTTAAAAAGAAGGAATATTGTTATTCCTCCAAGAAACAAGTCCTCTAAAAACGAAAAGTACGCAGGTGCTTATGTTAAGGAACCGATTCCGGGAAAGTATGATTGGGTGGTGTCTTTTGATCTTAATAGCTTGTACCCTCATCTTATTATGCAATATAACATCTCGCCAGAGACATTACTCGACGAAAGACACCCAACGGCTACAGTTGATCGAATCCTTAATGAAGAGATAAACTTTGAATTGTTCAAGGATAATGCGGTATGTGCTAATGGAGCAATGTTCCGTAAGGACGTTCGTGGATTCCTGCCAGAACTCATGGATAAGATGTATAATGAACGGGTAATTTTTAAGAAGCGAATGCTTCAGGCAAAGCAGGCATATGAAAAAACTCCTACCAAGGTATTGGAGAAAGAGATTGCCCGTTGCAATAATATCCAGATGGCTAAGAAGATTTCGCTCAACTCTGCTTATGGTGCAATCGGTAATCAGTATTTTAGGTATTACAAATTGGCCAATGCGGAGGCGATTACGCTTTCTGGGCAAGTCTCTATCCGTTGGATTGAGAATAAGATGAATCAGTATCTAAATACACTGTTGCAAACAGAAAACGCAGACTATGTTATCGCATCAGATACTGATTCGATATATCTTAATCTTGGACCTCTTGTTGATAAATTTTTTGGTGCTAAGTCTGACGATAAAGCAAAGATTGTGGAGTTACTTGATAAGATCTGTGAGGACAAATTTGAACCATACATCGAGAAGTGTTATCAAGAATTGGCGGATTATGTCTCGGCGTATGATCAAAAAATGCAAATGAAGCGGGAGAATATCGCTGATCGTGGCATCTGGACTGCCAAGAAGAGATATATTCTTAACGTTCATAATAGTGAAGGTGTTCAATACACTGAACCTAAACTTAAGATGATGGGTATTGAAGCAGTTAAATCATCTACTCCTGCTCCCTGCAGAAAGATGATTAAAGATGCTTTGAAATTGATGATGAGCGGAACCGAAGAGGATGTAATCGACTTCATTGATAAGAGTAGGAAAGAGTTTAAAAATCTTCCCCCCGAAGATATCTCCTTTCCTCGCTCTGCTTCTGATGTAGTCAAATATAAATCATCATCAAGTATCTACATCAAGGGAACTCCAATTCATGTTCGTGGAGCTCTTCTGTTCAATCATTATATTAAACAGAAGAAGTTGGATAACAAGTATTCCTTAATTCAAAATGGTGAGAAAATAAAATTCTGCTATCTTAAAAAACCAAATATTATCCACGAAAATATTATTTCATTCATCCAAGAGTTTCCAAAAGAACTTGGAATTGACAAGTACATTGATTATGACTTACAATTTGAAAAGGCATTTTTAGAACCCCTAAAGGCAATCTTGGATGCTATTGGATGGAATGTTGAAAAAACTGTAAACCTAGAACTATTTTTCTCCTAATGGATCTGCCTATTAACGATAAAGAACTTGCTACAATTGTCAGTGCATTAAGACTGGGTGGTGATGCAGCACTTTATCAAAAATTGAATAGAATCAAAGAGATCCGCGATGCTAACCCAGGCGGACCTTACAAAAAGATTGCCCGTGAAGAATTTGGATTTGTACTGTAATGGATTTTTTAAAAGAGATTGTAAAAGAGATCGGAGATGACTACACCAAACTCGCAAGAGACATCGACGATACAGAACAATATGTGGACACGGGTTCGTATATTTTTAACGGACTTGTTTCAGGTTCTATATTTGGTGGTGTATCTGGGAATAAGATTACTGCCATTGCTGGGGAGTCTAGTACTGGAAAAACTTTCTTCTCGCTTGCCGTCGTCAAAAATTTCTTGGACGCTAATCCTGATGGGTATTGTCTATATTTTGACACTGAAGCCGCTGTTAACAAGAATCTTATCGCAAGTCGTGGAATAGATCTTGAGCGTCTGGTTGTTGTTAATGTTGTAACAATTGAAGAGTTTAGAACAAAGGCACTGAAGGCGGTGGATATATACTTAAAAAAACCTGTAGATGAACGCAAACCTTGCATGTTTGTGCTAGACTCTTTAGGTATGCTTTCTACAGAGAAGGAGATCACTGACGCACTGAACGACAAACAAGTTCGTGATATGACTAAATCTCAATTAGTCAAAGGTGCATTCAGAATGCTGACTCTGAAACTGGGACAAGCAAACATTCCCATGATAGTTACTAACCACACCTACGATGTTATCGGAGCTTATGTACCAACTAAAGAAATGGGAGGAGGTAGTGGCCTCAAGTACGCCGCGTCTACGATCATTTATCTCAGCAAGAAAAAAGAAAAGGATGGAACGAGTGTTATCGGCAACCTTATCAAGGCTAAGACTGCTAAGTCGCGTTTAAGTAAGGAGAACAAAGATGTTACAGTACGTCTCTATTATGATGAGCGTGGCCTTGATCGATATTATGGTCTTCTTGAACTCGGTGAGATTGGCGGACTTTGGAAAAATGTTGCTGGTAGATATGAGATAGATGGCAAGAAGATCTATGCTAAGCAAATCCTCAAGGAACCTGAAGTATATTTCACTCCAGAGGTGATGGAAAAACTAGACGAAATTGCCAAACAAGAATTCAGTTATGGACAAAGTTGAAATTTTGATTCTACGGAATCTAATTTATAATGAAGAGTATCTTCGTAAAGTCATTCCATTTATTAAATCAGAATACTTTGAAGATACGAATCAAAAATCTCTATTTGAAGAGATTTTAAAATTTGCTCAAGAATACAATGAGCAACCAACAAAAGAAATACTTTGCATTGAGATTGAAAAAAGAAGTGACATTACAGACACGTCCTTCAAAGAGATTACACAACTGATTAGTTATCTGGAGGATGTTCCCTCAGATTTTAATTGGCTATTAGATACTACTGAAAAGTGGTGTCGTGATCGTGCTATTTACTTGGCACTGATGGAATCCATTGCTCTCGCGGATGGGAAGGTTGGAGAAAAGGATAGAGGCGCTATCCCATCCATTCTTTCAGATGCTTTAGCAGTTTCTTTTGATACACACATCGGACATGATTACCTACTTGATTATGAGGCAAGATATGAATCGTATCACCGCAAGGAAGATCTCATCCCCTTCGACTTGGAATATTTCAACAAGATTACGAAAGGTGGTTTGCCTAACAAAACGCTTAATATTGCTCTCGCTGGCACTGGTGTCGGTAAGAGTTTGTTTATGTGCCATGTCGCTTCTTCAGCACTCCTTAGTGGAAAGAACGTGTTATATATTACGGCTGAAATGGCTGAAGAAAAGATTGCAGAGCGAATTGATGCAAACCTTCTTAATGTTCCAATACAGGAGATAACAGAACTTCCTAAGATGATGTTTGAGGATAAGGTGACAAACCTTGCTAAAAAGACTCAAGGCACCCTAATTATTAAAGAGTACCCCACTGCAACTGCTCATGCAGGACATTTTAAGTCACTTCTCAATGAGCTTGCTCTTAAGAAATCATTCCGTCCTGATATTATTTTCATTGATTACCTTAATATATGCGCTTCCGAAAGGTATCGCGGAAATAGCTCTGTCAATTCATACAGCTATATCAAGGCAATTGCTGAAGAACTTAGAGGACTCGCTGTCGAAGCGAACGTACCTATCGTATCTGCCACCCAGACTACCCGTTCTGGTTATGGTAGCTCTGATGTTGAGCTCACTGATACTAGT